GCCCATAGCCACAGCGGTGGTGCCGCTCACGCCATTGGCAATCGACTGGAACGCAACGTCGCTTGCAATTGATGCAGAAATGCTGGCACCAACACCAGCAGTTACGCCGCCAAGGACTGCTGATTTCAGAATGTCGCTTGTGCTTCCCCCTTGTGCAGCGGTGATCGCACCAGAAATGACTGCCGTGCCAACTGCTGTTGCTACAGTAGCAGACACTGCTCCGCCAACGATGGCAGAGGCAACCGCACTTCCAACCGCTGCGGTAAGGCCGGACGCGCCAGCCGCTACAAGAACAACTGCTGCTGGCATTTACAGCTCCACGACAAAAACGTTCATCTTTTGACCCTGAACATCAGATTTGTACTCCTGAACTTTCAGGTCAACCATGCGAGCAAGCTTCTTAAACTTTGAGTCCTGGGCGTAGGTGTATGCAACCTTGACGCCAATGTTCTTCAAGTACCTTGCAAGCTCTTGAAATCTCTGAGCCATATCACGCGGGCTCTTTTCTTCCCCCATGGTATGCACCTCAACGGTTTCCTTGGCTCTCACAAGAACCAGGAACAGCACATTCCCAAGATGGATCAACTTTGCCCCCTCCTCCTGGACGGTCGCAGCCAGAGCAGAGAGAAGCTTCTGAGCCTCCTCCTCTGTCTTGGTCGCGCTCCGGCAGTAGTCGGTCGCAATGCGCATGATCTCTTGCGCTTCTTGATCGTCAATCTGGTTTTCCATGTGAGGCTCTTCCAGCGTTAGGGTTTTCTATGCAAAGACACGTTGCAAGGTTATCACGCATCACCCTGCGCTACTCACAAAACTCAATGTCGCCACAACCGACGGGATGGCGGGCATCGGGAACGGGGTCGTCTGAGCGGCGGTGGCGTCAAAAGAAACAGCCACATTGTTTGCTGCAGCCCACATTTCAACCGTGTCATTGGGTGCCAGCTCGACGTAGAAGTTACATGCAGCGATGATGTACCCAGGGTTGCCGCCGTGGCTTGAGATCACGTCAAACTTGCTGCCCGTGCCAGGAATATCCTGGTTATTAACCCGAAGCCAAACCCATGCCGAGTGAATCTGGGTGTCAGTGTTCTTGAGCTGGACGCTGAATTGGTAGTTGTAGATGCCGCCCTGCAGCACCCTGATGCCATCCGTGCCGTCATTGAGGCAGCCAGACAGAAAGTCATTCTGATCGAACGTGATCTGCGTCGATGTGTTAGCCACGAACGTCTTGTTGGTCGTGCGCTGGATGGCGGCATACGGGAAGTACAGGTTCGACCCGCCGGGATCAACGCCGGGCAGAGGCGGGCCAATCAGGGAGTTGAACGACTGCGTGAGCCGGTTGTAGAACAGGCGGTGGACGTTGTTGAGCTGATCCTGGTACGGCCGAGAATACTCATCCTGAGCCTGCGGCAGCGCAGGAGCGGGGATCTTCTGAAGAATCGGTGCAACCATCTTCAGCGCCTGCCGTCAGTACGCATGTCCAGACGGGCCGAACCCATCTGCCAGGTGACGCCAAGGCCGGTGGACTCGATCTTCATCGCCATCTGGCGACCGCGAACCCGCGTGAAGATCTGGCCGGTGAAGCGCTCAATTGGCAGAACGGCTGTACGGGTGACGTTGGCAAAGCTCTGTCCGCCAACCGAGTGGTTGTCGTTTGTTCCAGGCTCCACCACATATCCAGAACCGGAGTTCTTCAAAGGCAGCAGGTACATGGTGGCCGTTGGGTTCTCGGCCGTCGAGTTGGCAAACGTCAGGTCGGGCAGCACACGCCAGACAAACATGAACTGGTGCCCGTCGTCGAGGTCAAATTCTGCAGACGTGATGAACGCCGGGATGGGCTGAGGCGTGCCGGTCGTGTTGTCGTCCAGGCCAGACTCGTGTTCAACAAGGTTGTTGGCATAGGTGGCGGCCAACGGGTGCTGGCGCAGGCCGGAGTCCAGCCATGCGGTGCGGGCCATGTTGCCGTAGTACCAGATGTCTTCCATGTAGTTGTAGACAACGTACCGGTCGATCATGGTCGAGTTGGCGGAGCAGTAGAACCACCAGATCTCGTGGAACTGTTCGTTCGTCCCGGAATACACCTGCTCATACTGCTGGGTGTTGATGTCATCAAAGACGTAACGGCGCAGGTCGCAGCGCATAGCCTGGGTGCGGCCGTCGTACTTGTAGAACTTGTCCTTGCCCATCCAGTACGACACGCCGTTCGCATACGTCACGGCGTTCTGGCCAACCAAGGAAATGTTATCGCCAACAAGCTGCGCACCCCAAACAATAGGAGCGCCGACGTACTGCAGCGAATACAGAGCAGAGTCCGTCCACACCAGAATTTCCTGGCGGGACTGCAGCGCCGAGATGATCTTGGAGCCACGCGAGAGACGCAAGAAGCCCGCCTGGTTAGTCGCCGAGGGTTCCCAGTTGTACGGATCTTCCTGATCGCACCAGCGGATCAGCATCGGGTCAATAACGACAGAGCCGTATTCATTGCAGCCAAACGCAAACACAAACCGGTTGATGTCTGACACGAGCAGATAGTTCTGCTGGATGGGCACGCCTGTCGAGCCACCAAATTCAGAAAGCAAATAAGCGTTGGAGAAAATCCTGCATGTGCCAGTGCCCGCGACGGTCACCTGAATCGGCGCACCGCCTGGTGTGGTGGAAATGTTGAACGAGTTTCCAGACGGGTTGCGAACGTAGTAAAGTTGCCCCGCCGTTATTCCGGCAGGCATGGTCGCGTTTGCTTCCGGGAAAAACCGTATCGGCATACCCTCTGGGTAGGCGGTCACCGTCGAAATTACAGTCGGGTTTGCAACTGTTGCAGTAAAAACGTTTGGGCTGAACCCGACAGAGGCATCCCAATAATAGATGCCGCCGCCGTGCGGACCGAAGATCAGGTCTTCACCAAAGTTGCTCTGACTCCAGAGGCGAAGCGAATCAGTGGACGGCTGACCGACACCCCAGGCACCAGCACCCCAAGCACCAGCACCCCATCCAACCAGCGGGACCACAAAGGCCGGTCCGACGTTGATCTGATAGACGGCCTGGATCGTGCCGCCGACGCCAGTAGCGTTTGCGTTAGCTGGTGCGCCAACATCAATCGTGTAGGTGTTTGTGCCGGAGATCGTCAGTTGATACTGTCCATAGATCGTGACGCCACTCACCGTGACCGCAGGGTAGAAGCTGACAAAATCGCCGTCGATGTAACCAAGATTGGCATCCGTGACCTGGACAATTGGCGAGCCGCTGTAGGTGCGGAACGGGTTGGTCAGCGTCACATGGCTGCGAATGGGCGTGATGTCGTTGTACGCGCCGCCGGACTCAAGATAGAACTTGAGGTTCGTGCCAACACCAATCAGGTTTGCAGACCCCAGGGTCACCCAGTTCCACAGCGACCGGCAGATGCCAAGGAATGTCGAACTGGAAATGCGCTGCCATCCACCGATCTTTTCAGGCGTGCCCTGGCGAAAGCGAATCTTGTCGCCGTCATACCACCCGTTCTCGTTGGTGTAACGGGTATTTTCCCGGTTCACTCCGGGTCGCAGGGTAAGCTTTTTCAGTGGCATGGCGTGATTCTCCCATTAGGCCGTCAGCACGGCAAGGGCGCGGTTTGTGCGCTGGATGCGGTCATCCAGGCCATGGGTTCCGCCATTTATCTTCTTGGTCAGGCTCACCCAGTCCTGCGCCTCGGCAAGCTGGTTGCAATTATGCGTGGCCCAGAACCATCCGGCCGTCAAAGCGGCGTACTGGGGGGTCAAAACCAGGTCGGGCTCCTTGACCAGATCGACGCCCAGAGCCTTCCCGGCATGGAAATAACCGGAATGGCCGGTGAGCTGGATGCAGCCCCTGCCCCGGAACCGATAACCGTCACCAGACGCCTCGTCCCGGTTGCCCATACGGTTGGCGTAGACGTTGTTGGCCAAGGCCTTGGGATTGCGGGCGTACCGCTGGGCAGCCTCAAGGGTCGGGAATCGCCTGGGCCAGACCTTCATCAGCCGCTCGGCCGAGTAACTCAAGCCCTCCTCAAGGATGCGAAAGCCGCCGCTCTCGTGGCCACACTGCCCGATGAAGGCTGCCTGCTGCAAGGGCGTGGCGATCACCCACCGAGCAAACGTTTCGTTCAAGGCAGGCACCCACTCGATGCCGATCTTGAGCTGCTGGAGCTCAGCT